ATAAAAGGTAATGAAACTATTCGATTATATTAAAGTTCTTTTTGGTAAAGATACACAATGGGAGAAATTAAAAGGATATGATAAATCTAAAAATTCATTTATGACAAATAGGTTTATGTCTATCAAATTTCCCGTTCAAGCAAATTTGTTTAATGCATTAAAAATTGATGCAATAGGGCAGGCAGAAGCATGGAGAATGGTAGCATCTAAATTTAACCGAGTGCCAGGTTTTATTTATACAAAAACCAAAGCTTCTAAAAAAGTAAAGAAATGGGAACCAGACCCAAAGGCTTTAGAAATGTATCTTAAATTAAATGAAATTGGTGAAAGAGATTTTAAAGAAGCCATGAAACATATGCCATCTGAAATTAAAAAAGCGATTAGTTCTTTAGAAAAACAGATGAGTAATGATGTTGATTGATAATAAATTTGAATTAGAAATACCAACTCATATTTCTTTTACTCTTTACAGTAATGATTACATAGATGGATTAATTATCTCTCGCGTAAAACATGAATGTAAAAATGAAAGTAATAATAAAAATGAGTTTACTCTTTCTTTAGAAAGATTCCTTGGAGCAATGAGAACCTCAGCATTTTTAAGAGCCGAGTTGTCTAAAACTTTAAACCAAGAATTATTACCTAATCCTAATTTTAAACCTAATTCTATATTCTTTTTACAATCTATAATTAATAGATTGCCTAATCTTACTAAAATTACATTTAAAATATCAAATGATAAAATATTTTCTAGGTTAGTAAAAGTTGATGGTAATAGAGAAATTGTAAGTTTTCATTTTAATATAATTGAAGGTACTTTTGATTTAACTAAATTATTAGATAGAGAACAATTAGATAATTTCAACAAAAGATTTATGGATGTAGGTATTATGAAAAATAAATACCTGGAAAGATCTGCTTATTTTTATATAAAAGCCACAGTGTTATTTGATATTCTTTCAGATTTAGATGAGGCTCAAATATTAGAAGTCTTTGATGTAATCACAGCAGTAGATCCTAAGATAGAAGAAGACGATCCTATATTATTAGTTAAGACTGATTATACTCCTTATTGATAGTGAATATATAAACAAATTATTGTTTCTATATGAAAAAGATTATCAATTGGATTAGTGGACTTTTAAGAGACGAAAAGGGTACACCTTCCTCAAAAAGATTTATTGGTATTACTGCAGGCTTATCATTATGTGCAGCATTATTTATTAATTTATATACCGAACAACCTGTATCAGATGCAATCGTAAATGCCGTAGCTGCTATATGCATTGGAGGTTTAGGATTAGCATCAGCTGATAAAATATGGGCAAAGAAAAAAGAAGGCGGAGAAGACCAACAAATAAATTCATAACATGGCGGTAAATGGATCATCAACAGATGCTAACGGAGATCAATTATTAGTTAGTATTCAATCACCTTATGAAAATGTAGTAGAAGTATTAAGTTTTACTGATTCTATTACAGGAGAAAGTACATCATGTTACTATCTTAAAGATTTTAGATGGGGTATTGATGGTGTAACATATTCTGATTGGGTAACTTTAACAGATGCTAATCTAGAAGCATTATCATTAAATCCTAAAAATAAATTTTGGATTCAATACCGTTATACACAAGTAGGTGATTGTGAATTAACATTTAATTCTATTGCTTTAGAGGTTGTAACTGATGGTGGAATAATATGTAAAGTTCCTCAAATTAGTTGTGAAGGCGCTGATGGTTGTTCTGGGGCGTTAAATTTAGCATTTGACTGTTGTGGGAGTGGATGGAATCCTTATGATATATCTAGAGCTGGTCAAATGTATACACAGTTGTCTGCAATGGCTAGTAATTTATTTGGATTCTGTGTTAAGTATTATAAAACTAAAGCTGACCAAAGAAGTAAAGATGTTATTTTAAAAGAATATTCATTATTTGATGTTATAGCCTCAGGTGATATAAAGATAATGATTCCTGATAACGAATTACCTACAAGGGATATTGCATTTAATCCACTTATGATGGATTTTCCAGTTCAATTTGAAATTCATATTGTAAAATCTGCATTTGAAGCTGTCTTTGGGGTTGGGTCAAAACCTCAAATGAGAGACTATTTATATTTTGAACAATTTTTAAATAGAATGTATGAGGTGGATGCAATGGCTGAAGCTGATGACTTTATGTATACGGGATCTTATTGGAGAGTAAGCCTTGTTCAATTCCAAAAAAGAACAAATGTATTATATGATGGTGGTGAAAATGCTACAGCAGATCAACAAGCTATAAGTGAAGCCATTAAAGTAGAAACAGATGCACTAACTTCAAATGTAGAAGATAAGTTTAGGGTAGAAAGAGAGAATGAATTTAAAGATGTAAGAAAACCTAATGAGTATAATACTATAGGTAGTCAAGCCAATGATTATGTAAGAAGAGCTCTAAATAAAAAGATGTCTATTACAGAAGAAAATCTTTATAATAATTGGACTATCATTTCTAAATATCATTATGCATTAGGTACTTTAACAGATAGATCACTTGCAGTTAAATATAGATATAAAGGTGGTTGGACTAGTGAAGAGAATAGAGCATTTACATTTTGGTTTAGGCCTAAATACAAAACACCTATTCAAAAAAATATTTTAGTAACTTCAATTACAGATAACAATGGTTTTCCTCAATTGGCAACATCAGGATTACCAACCGCACCAACAACAGATGTAATAAAAGAAGGTGATTGGTTAGCTATAAAAGGAACGAATTCTTATAATGGTATACAAAAGGTTAAATCAGTTACAGGTAATGATGTAACTTTAGATACTCCATACATAGATAGTACAATTACACCTACTGCAAAATTTGCAAAAGAAGTAAGTAATACTTTTTTACAATATGATACTGATCAAAACCCTGAAGAGATATTAGCAAGTTTTACTTATACCACTAATTGGTTTATTATTAGTTTAAAGGATTCAGGAGTTAATACATACTATAAATATGATCTTGGAAATGTATCTCTATCAAAAGATGAATGGTATGCAGCAGTAATTAATTTAAATAATTTGTCTAAGCAACTTTCATTATTCTTATATAATACTGTTGAGGATGCACAGGCAATAAATCCTGATAGAACATCTGATTTGAAATCTGTATACATTAAAACATTAACGATACCTGCAACTGGTATGGTTGAAGGTTATGCATGGAAATTATTAGGATGTGAAACAGATTTAACTAATATAAGAATTTGGAGTCAACCAATTGAAGAAGAATTACAAGAATTAATCCTAAGCCAATATGTAGTAAAAGATTCTCACTTAGCATTATTGTTAGATAATGCCTCTCCAGAATTAATGTTACCAACTGCTACTAATCCTAGATAAACTTGGAATATATAATATAAATTTAGTAATTATATGAAAGAAGAATCGAAAGATAAATTTCGTGATAGTTTAGGAGATCTCTTAAATGATCTACCTGATGAAGTAGAAGGTTTAGAAAATAATTCTGAAGAATTACAACCTTTGAGAGTAGATAGTGGACAGAGTGCTGCTTTAGTTAAAGCTAAACAAAAAGCTGAATCTGTAATGAATAGTTTATTAACTTTTTATTTAAGTGAAGATATTATTGCAGAACATGAATACATTAGAGCAAAAGCTGCATTAGATGAATCTGCATTATCTATGTTAATAAGACAAATGCAAAATAGTGAAACCGCTATTACCTTATTAATGGAAACAATTCATGAAGGTGATGTATCACCAAGAATGTTTGAAGTACTTAGTGATTTACAAAGAACTCTTTTAGATATTATTAAAAGTCAAACAATGTATATGGTAGCTATTGAAGAAAATGCTAAAAAGATATCTCGTGATGTTGATGTTTATCATACTACAGAAAATTCAAGATCCAATAAACAAAGTGGTATTAAGTCAAGAGGAACGAAAGATTTAATGAGAGCTTTACAAGATACAATTAAAGAAGAAGATATAGAAGATGTCGATAGCAATGAAAATGAAGAATAATTACTTGTTAATTCAAGAAATTAAACAAAAAGAAACTACAACACCAAGTGGATTAATTATTCCTCCACCTAAACATAATCGTGTAGCTAAGGTTATTGAAAGTGGTTGTGATGAAATCAAAACAGGTGCTGTAATATTAAAAAATATGGGCAAAGGTACAATGGTAACTTTAAATGATGTAGAATTTGAAGCTATTCATAAAAACCACGTATTTGCTATTATAGAAGAAGATGCCTAGACCACAAGCAGAATCAGCAGGATTTGAATTTAAAGTATCTAAAGGTGCTGAGTCTTTTGCATGGACTTCAGAAAAGGTTGAACAATTAATGTTAGCATTAGACGAAGGTTATAAACCAAAGTCTACACCTTTCTATGAAGGGAATCCTAATTTAAGAAAAGGTAATATTGTATTTAATTATACTCCTGAAGAATTAAAGGAAATTAAAAAGTGTGCAACTGATATTGTATACTTTGCAAATACCTACTGTACTGTAATGACTGATGAAGGTTTACAGACAATTAAATTAAGACCTTATCAAGAAGAAATGTTAAGGCAATTTCAAGCTGAAAGATTTAATATATGTTTAGCAAGTAGACAAGTTGGTAAAACAATATGTTCATCTATTTTTATTGCATGGTATTCTGTATTTAATTTTGATAAAAATTCGCTAATACTTTCAAATAAGGGTGCTACAACAAGAGAAATTATTGATAAAGGTAAAACTATATTAGAACACTTACCTTTCTTTATCAAGCCTGGTACTCTTAAATGGGATGTGTTTAATTCTAAATTTGATAATGGTTGTAGAATCATAGGTCAGACAACCACAAAGAAAGCAGCAATTGGTTTTACTATTCATTTATTATTTATGGATGAGTTTGCACATATACCTGCAAACTTTGTAAATACTTTTTATGAAAACGTATATCCTACCGTATCCGCATCAGCAAATTCAAAAGTAATTATAACTAGTACACCAAATGGATTTAATAAGTTCTATGACATCTATACAGCTGCTGATAAAGGATTAAGTGAATATACACCATTCCGAGTAGATTGGTGGGATGTACCTGGGAGAGATGATGCATGGATGAAACAAGAAGTTGCCAACTTAGGAAGTGATGAAGCATTTAATAGACAATATGGAAATCAATTTATTGCTAATTCTTCATTATTATTAAGTGCCGCAAATTTAAAGAAACTAGTAAGCGGTCAAGTAGAATTTGTTCATAAAGAAATTCCTGATTTTGATGAAGCAGAAATTGATTATTCTGGTTTATTATGGCATCCTAATTTTAATCTTGATGAAATAGAAGAAGATTATAATTATTGGGTATTTTCTGTAGATATAGCAGAAGGTACAGGTGGTGATTATTCTGTAATTAATATCTTTCAAATAAAAATGCTAGATAAAGAAGATTGGAAGGGTGTAACAACACCTGGGAGTTTTGTAGATTTTTTTGGTATTAGACAAATAGGAAGGTTTAGAAGTAATTCACATACTATTGAAGAATTTGCTAAAACACTTTATATTTTAGGATTTGATTTATTTTACTCTGAAAATGTTAAACTTATTATTGAATGGAATATGTTTGGTGGAGAACTTATAAAAAGAATGGAAACTGTATTTCCTCAAAGAAATAATTTTGATGAAGAAAGTGTAGTTAAGTTTAAACACAGAGTAGATGCTAGAACTAAACAATTTGGTTTAAAAGTAAAGAAAGATAATAAACCTATTTTTTGTCAAAACTTCAAAAAATATATTACTCAAAACAAAATAAGAATTTATGATAAGGATACAGTAAAAGAATCTTCAACCTTTGGTAAGCTACCAAATGGATCATATGCAGGTCAATTAGGTAATGATGATTTAATCATGACTTGTATAAATAGTTCGGAGTTCTTTACCACTTTAGACTATTCAGATTTTGTTGAAGAGTTGTATGATGAAATGGACCCATTAGTACAAAACCAAATTGATGAAATTCTTGAAAAGGATTCAAAGGGTGGAAATCTTAATTTTGATATCTATGACTTAGTATAAAAAGTAGTTGCTTAGTGGATATATAAAAAAACAAATAATAAAAAAATATAATACAAGATGGCACTAGATCCGAAAATCGCTTCTCTTAAGGCTGCAGGAACATATAGGTTTGAATTTGATAAAAGTCAAGTCGTAAGTATCCCTGCAAATCAAACACGACTTATTGTCGGTTTTTCTAAGACAGGCCCGTTTAATACACCAGTCTTTGTTCCTGATACTGCTTTCTTTAAGCAAGTATACGGTGATATAGATAGAAATTTAGAAAGAAAAGATTCTTTCTTCCATAGAAGCTGTTTGGCTGCATTGGAAAGAGGACCTATTCTTGCACTTAACTTATTAAGCTTAGATAAAGATGATAAAGTTAGAGCAAATAGGTTTGCTACATCTGCAACACCTGAAGCTCAAAAGAACGAAGGAGCAGACTATGAATACCAAAAGTTTTATAATAGAGATAAATTCTTTTACCCATCAACAACAGACTTTTTAACTAATGTTGGTGCTGATACAGATAGCTTACAATCAACATCTGTAAATGATTTATTAGATGTTACCAATTTAGGACAAAATCCTATTTCTGTAATTGTTAAGAAATCTGCACCTACAAATGTTTTAGCCTTCCAAGTTACTGTTGAAGAATGGTACGGTGCTGCAAATGTACCAGGATATTTAAATAAAGATAGTTTAATTTCTGACTTCTTTGTAGATATTTTTGTACTTGAAGGAAACTTCGGAGGAGACTTTACTACAACTACTCCTTATTCAAGATTTAATGCAGATCCAACATTCCAAAAGTATTTTGATCCAACGCAAGGAATTAAGAGAAAGAAATTTACTGCTGATAGTACAGATACATTATTACAAGAATTCTTTAATGAATCAGAAGTAAATTTAAGAGCAACATATACTGCTTGTTTACTTCCTGATTTTGTTGATTTATTAGGTAACAACCTTTTTGTTGAAAAATTAGTTAATGCTGATACTGCTTCAACTGGTTTATTCGTTACAGTAAATGAAGATTTATTTAGTGGAGATATTTTAATAGATGGTGTACCTGGTGGAATTGATATGATAGGACATAATCTTGAAGCTGCCGCTGCGTTTGGTTCACAGGATGATGTTAACTTCTTATCATATAGTGGTTCTATTGTTTCTGATTTAAATTACTGTAGAGCATTTGATCCTGGAACTGTAGTAACTAACACAGGAAATCCAATAACTGTATCTACACCTACTGCTGGTGGAATACAATTACAAATCACTGGAGCTATTGGAGATCCTCTATGGGATGCATTAGGTGCAATGACTGCAAATACTGCAACTTCAGTAGGATCATTTATATTAGATCCAGTAACAAATGAATTTGTACCAGTAACATCTGTACAAACTGTAGGTAGTACTGTAACCGTATTATTATCAGATGTAGGAACAACAGTAGCAGGTAACTTTGTAATAGGTTTAGCTGGTAGTTATACAATCCTTAATGAAAGTGATATTAATTTTGTATCAGATGAATTTGCTGCCAGTGGAGCCGCAGGAATTATAGGTTCTTATGGATCTACAGTTATGAAGCAATTTTCTAATGGAGTATTAACTGATGGTGATGAAGCTGTTTATGTAGATGCAGGAATTCAATATACTTCTTATTTAGTAATGAATGCTGTAGATTATGGATTTGTTCATGCAGGAGATCCTAATCTTGCAGGAACTATTATTCCAATTTCAGATCCAGCTTATTTCTTACCTTCAGTAAGAATAACACCTTACCAGGAAGATGCATATATTAATTTAACATCACATGCTGAATTTACTTTAGATGGAACAGGATTATTCCTTAAGTCTGATGGTTCAACATATGCTGCTGCAAATTGTTTAAATGTACAAACTTTAAAAGGTGCTAATAATTTAACAGTTGATATTATTGGTGATTCATTAAATGAACCAACATTAAAGCCTAATGAAATATTAGTTGCAACAACTTCACCAGAAGCTGCTGATTTTAAAGTTGGTAATTATTTAGTTCATACAAGTGGAACTGCTACAGGTACTCCTTCTAGATTAACAAGAATGAATATAGTAGAAGGTGGATTAACACCAACAGAATATCCAATTATTCCTGCAGGAACTACTGCAATAAAAATTACATGCCAATCTGAAGTTGAAGTAAATGTTGTAACTGGACCACCTGCACAAAGAAAAGTAGAATTATACTACCCAATTGATTCTTGGATTGATTATTTAAATATTTTTGAACTTCCAGGTTTTGATTTAATTGCAACAAAACATGTACCTGATGGTTCAAATTCTAGACAGAATAAATGTTTAAGCCCAATTTTAGGTGGAACTAATTTATATAAAGCTTTAACTGATAGAGAAACTATTAACTTCCGTTATGTAGTAGATACTTATGGAAATGGAATTGAAGCAAATTGTAAAGCTATTTATACTAATTTATGTATGAGTAGAAAAAATGCATTTGCAATAGTTAACTCGCCATCAGCTAAGGACTTTAAGAAAAATACAGATCCAAGCTTTACTGATGCAACTGGGGGATTATCCTCTAAGTTTATATCGGAAGGTGGAAATCTTGCATTGAATCCAACAATCAGATTCTCATTACCTGCTGCAACTAGCGGTGGATCTTGGGGAGGATATTATTATCCATTCTTAACAGTTAGAGATTTAGGTAAGAATATAAATGTACCACCAGCTGCTTATGTATCTAATAACTTTATTCTTAAATATGAAAACGCATTACCTTGGTCAATCGTGGCAGGTGTAAGACGTGGAGTAATAGGTGGAAATGGAGTTGTAGGTTTAGAATTAAATCTAGATCAAGATGACAGATATTATTTAGAGCCATTCGGACTTAATCCGATTGTATTCCAAAGTGGAACAGGACCAACTATCTTTGCAAATAAAACTGCACAGCAAGTTCCGAAATCTGCTTTAAGTTCAATTAATGTTAGAGAGGTTGTAATTTATATCCAAGATGGTATTGAAGCAATACTTAAAAACTACCTATTTGAATTTAATACAGCTCAGACTAGGTTAGAAATTAAAACATTAGCTGATAACTTCTTAGCAACGGTTCAAAATGATGATGGTGTATATGATTATAGAAATATAATGGATGAAACTAATAATACACCAGAAGTGATTGATCAAAATGTAGGTATCTTAGATACATATATTGAACCAGTAAGAGGAATGGAAATTCTTGTACAAAGAACAACAATTTTAAGAACTGGAGCAATTAGTACAGGAAACTTCCAATAAGAAGAAAGTAAAGACGAATATATAAAAAAACAAATAAAATATGCCACTACCACATTATACCCAAGCAAGGGCCAGTAGCCAAAGGTACGAACCTATTCAGCCTAACCTATTTGAGGTGACAGTATTTTCACCATTAGGGGATGATACGGGTTTAATCTTAGAGCAAGTAAATTCAATAGGAGGATTAAATAATTTAAATCCATCAATTGAGCCAGTAAATCAGAAATATAAGTTCGCTGATAGATCTTATGCAG